AAGTACCATCTTCATAATCTAATCTTTCTAATATAAGTACTATGTCTTCTTTAATGTCAGTTACATCATCTTGGGTATTTTGTATTATAAGATACATACTATCTTGATATGCAATATCTTCTTTAGTAGGGACCCACATTTGTTCCTCTTCTTCAGTGATCTCTACTATTACTTCTTTAGACCATACATTAGCAAGTACTATTGTACTAAATAATAAAATCACTATAACCATTATAGATTTAGGTGATGTTAAACATATGTTTGTATTCCAGAATTTCATTTTTTATACTTTATCACCCCATACATTTAAACCATCTTTATCAGGATACGTTTTTAACTTACCTTTTCCCTGACGCATTTCCTCATCAGAATAACCTGTTTTATCTCCCCATGTGTTTCTACCGTCTGAATCTGTACCAGAATTAGCTAATCTATCTGCATAATCAGTTACTCCACTAATTTCTAATTCAAACTCATCAGAAGTAGTATATACACCAGCTGAAAATCTAACCCACATACCATGCCCTACTAGTTGCCAATAACAATCAATTAGTTCATTAGTTGCCATTGCTTCTAGTTTTAATCCGTTTTCATTTCCTATAAAAGAATTAAATTTAACTGTTGTATTTGAAGTACCTTCTTGAATTGTCCCACCATTACTAATTATAATTTTTATTTTATCCCAAGAATAACTTGGAGTGCCTTTTACATCTACAATTCCACCTGTTGAATTAGCGTTCTGAGTTATTGTTCTTAATATACCACGTTTTTTATATTCACTTTCACTTGAATAGAGGTGTATTTGACCTGTTCTGAGCATGTCTAGCCAACCATTACCTTGCTCATTAATGACTTGATTTTTAATTTCGTTTGCTTTCTCTACATCATAAGGTCTAATTAAAGACTCAACTGCCATAACAGCGGTACTTCTTACAATTATTTCAGGAAAATCTGAACCAGATACATCTTGAGTACCAACTCCTTTATTTGGGTATATAGGAAAAGGTAAGTATGAGCGAATAAAGTCACTTGCTCTTTTTACTGCGTCAGTTTTTAAAGTTGCCCAATCACTAGAGGATTCAATCACGCTAGAGTTTAATGTATTAGCACTTCCTCCGCTTTGATACAGTTCTAATAAATCTGTTGAAGCAGTATATTTATATTCATTATTTTCGTTTGGAGTATCTGTTACTGCGGTTAATTCTTGCCCGTCTAAGTATAGCTGACCACTAACATCTCCACTATTATATAAATAAAATAGATGCGTTGTTCCGCTTGCTGTCCAATTACTAGGCAGTAATCTTTTTCCGTCATATTGTGATAAATAAGGCTCTATAAATAATAAATCAGTTGTTGTATTACAATAACTTGTTTCGTATGTACTCATTTTTTATATCTCTTCCTTTTAAATTTTAAATAATCTGCAGCTTCATAAGGATTAAAAAATAAAGTAATCAGTCTATTGTCGTCATCATCATATTGAGGGTCAATTATTGTTACTGGAGCATTAAAGATATTTTTATCATCTAACCCTAATTTATTAGCATATTCATCCATATTTTTAAATGATGCTACTTGTATTGCGTGACTTATTAATCCACTAGCGGGGTCCTTTAATACTTGATAACCCGAAACGTGAGTATGTCCAGCAGTTAATATATGATCACGCCATCCTGTTTGTACCGCTCTACTAATTGCGTGAGCCGTGTTCCACATCGAGTTCCCCTTAAACTGATGTCTAGCGTTAATGCGAACACATTTCCCATTAGGGAACCTTAAATTCATTCTTGCGCCATGTTGCTTATATAAAGTGTTTTTATCTCTCATAATAAAATCTAAAGGATCACCATCTCCTGACCAAACATCGTGATTTCCAGCTATTAAATAAAGCCATTGAATACTATTTAAAAAGTGCTCAGATATCATCCAGGATTCTTTTGCAGTAGTTGATTGTTGTCCATGTAGTGCTTTTAGTCTACCAACCCAATTGTTTTGAATATCACCTAAATTTCCTGCAAACAAACCTTCCGTATCTTTAATTAAGTCACATAAAGAATAAATTTCAGCTAAGTCTGTTCCATCATCATCTACATGCGGATCACCAAAATGACAAATTCCTACTGGTCCATGTATATTTACTCTCACGTCAATTAATTTTCTTTGCTTATATGCTTCATATTTTTGAACGTATCTTTTTTTCCTATACTTAATAATATCATCAATGTTCATTTCTTCAAGAGGTAAATCTTGAACATTAAACTCACTTTTTTCTATTATTATAGGATTCAAAGTTTTAGTTCCGCAATCTGTACACATCCAGCGTTGTCTTTTTCTATTATTTTTCCAGTATTGCCAGCCATCTTTTCTAATATTCTCTGTGTTACATTTAGGGCATCCAACATAATTTCCATCGGCATCTTTTGCTCTTTTTTTAGTAATTCCATTAGGTTGTTTACCCATCTATTAACTCAAAATGTAGTAAATCATCAAATCCATTATCAGAGGTCGTTCTAATTTCTTTTCCCATCATTACGTTTTTATCAAGACTAGGAGATGACCAGTCTCCACCCCAACGAACATTTACGCCCATCATTGCCGATATACCTAGAACAAATCCACCTAGATAATGCCAATCATCTCTGTTTTCCCAGTCTATTTTTTTTGTTTTAAAATTATAAGGTGCAATATCAACCGCTAATCCCTGTACGTGTTTACCAAACTTGGTCTTAGATTTTCCTTGCGCCAACAATTCATTTTGTCTAGCCTGACTGCGCAATCCTTCTATAATTGTAATATCATAATACTTTACTACTTTTTGTAGTACAGCTACAAGTCTAGGGTCCACGCCTTTCAGTCTTTTCATACTTCTTCGACCAAGTTTTGGCATATTATTTTCTCCAAACCATTTTAATCGCTTCAGATAATACATCCATACATTCTTTTGCTATTTTTTGCTCTTCTTCTTTTGTAACTTTTCCATCAGCTTTTGCTTCTCTGTATGTTTCTGCTACATCTTGCAAAGATTTCAAAAGCATTCTCCATTTAGTTGCGACCATTGTTGCTAATCCACCTAAAATTATTGCGATTAAATACGCAGCATTTTCCCAATTTAACCAATCCATATTATTTACTCTCCTTTAGTGTTTCTTTAATTTCCGCAATATCTTCTATAATTACATCTAACTTATACTCAATTAATTCCCTATCCGCTATTATTTCACGCTTATCTGCCTTCAAATCAAGTGTTTCTTCAATTATTCGAATGTCGTATCGCATGAAACCAAAAGCAAGTATTACAGAGCATATTATTGTTAAGATAGTTACTACATTCTCTATTGAAATATTTGTATTTAATTTTACCATTTTACTTTATTTGCCCAGTAAGCAGCACTCATTTTTCCTTTAGCAATATTTTTAGCATGCCTTGCTTTAAATGATTTGCGTCTTGCTTTTTGTTTTTTAGTTTTAGGATTTTTTCCAGCTCCACTAACGCCTTGTTGTCCAAAGCGGATAGTTTTTATTTTATTACCTTCTTTAGCTACAACTACATGTGAGCTACTTCGATGATTCGGAGTCCTTTTTGGCTTATTAAAGCCAGATACTCCTGCTCTTTTTAGTCTCGGGTCTTTTTTTGCTGGCATATTATCCCCTAGTGCTTCCCATTTAACCTACTAATCACACCTTTTATTTCCGATACTTGATTATCAAGGTCGTTTATTTCTTTAGTTAAAGAATCAAATTTCCTATCTAATTTATCGTCAGATTGATTCCATCTGCTAATTAATTTTATGATCATCCCTTCAGTATTTTCTAAAGTTTCACTTTGACCCCTGTTTTCTGTTTTTAAGTCTGCTAAATTTTCTGCCTGTTCTAACCCTCTTTTGTTCAAAGAGTAAACCATATACACTAGCAAAGCTCCTACAACACCTATCATCCCTGCTTCGCTGTAAACTTCTAAAAAATTCATTTTTTATTACCTCTATATGCCGTTATTTCTTCTTTTTGACATTCTTTACATAATCCGTTAAATCTTTTTAAGCATTTTTTATTACATATCATACAAATAAAATCAATTAATTTCATTTAACTCTTCGCAACTCTTTGTTAATAAAATAACTATGTTCAATGTCATCTAATTCCACTCTTGTATCTTCTATCCACCAATTATTAGGTGCTATTTTTTTCTTTTTTTCTTCCCCCAAGATAAGGGATTTAAATTTAATTCCTTTGAATACCATTCTATTTCTTTTTCCATTTGAGCAATTTTTGCTTCTTCGTTTTCTATATGCTTATTGACAAGCTCTTCAATTTCGGTATCAGCAAGTTCAACTCTCCGCTCAAGCTCTCCAATTCTGTTTTCAATTTGCAAGTACGAATAAACAAGCCCAGCGACAAATACAAGCACTTGCATAAGCCACTTAATATTAATAGATATAACAGCGTTGTCACTGACCATAGTTCCACGATAGCTCCTTGCCGTTTTAGGTTTGCCATCACTCATACCTCATATCCAGCTACGCTCCAACCACTATCACAGCTTCCAATAAGTATTAAACCGCCAAGCACTATAAATAAAAATGCTATTATAGAGATGTAATCTTTCCAATCTTCACTCACCAGACCACTCATCTTTTTTCATTTCTTCTAAACATTCACTATGCGATAAAGCTGTAACGCCACTAACTCCTTTGACTTGGTCTAAAGTTCCATCTGATATTGCTAATTCATATTTAACAAGAACCTTTGTATTGTCTTTGTTCCATCTTGGACTACCAAGTTTTCCATGTTTAAACGCACATTCCTTCCATGTTGGCGATTGCAATGTCGTAGTATCCACTTCTTGAGTTGTATACTTATACTCTTCTTCAACTTGTGGTACAGAATGAGGCTCTACCATGAGTTTTTCAAGTAGTTCTGCTTTGGTATCGCTTGAAGAATAATCTACCTCACAATCATCCATATACGTTTTTATTTCAGCCTTTGTGTTATCATCTGATGGGTAGTAATCATATTTGTCTACCATTCTTGTAGCAGTTTTCTCTACATCTTTATAAGTGTATTCATTCCAAGACAATCTTTCAGCAGTTTTGAGTTTGCTTGGTAATGCTGACTCCCATTTAGCTTTTGTTAATATTAAATATGTATTAGTCATTTTTATGTTTACCTTTTTGGTGTTTATAGTTTTTCTTTATTTCTCCATCTGCCATTGAACCAACAGAAACTCCACCATCAGTTAAGGCTCGGTTGTATATTTTTACCTCATCAAGCAATCCTTTAAAATACAAGCTATCGTTTTCATAGTTTCCTATACGAATTGGAGTATTTGCTTCATCTGTGCTTAAATCTATTGAGCTTGGAATTGATGATGTGTCTTTTGTTTCTAACTTGCCGTCAATATATATTGCTTGTTTAACTGATGGCTCAAATACTCCTACTATATGATGCCAATTTCCATCCGCTACAACTGATGTTGATGTTACCCCTTGAGCAGAGCCACCGTTATATATATTAAAAATAACTTTATTAGCACTACCAGATGTACTTTCAAGAACAGCCATATTAAATACTCTATTTGTAGTATCGTCTTTTGAAATTATACCTTGAGCAGTTGTAAGTGTGTTACATTTAATCCACGCTTCAAGAGTTAAAGCACTTTGACTTTGTAATCCTTTAGCCACAGGGAGTTCTACATACTCATTAACACCATTTAACCTTAACACATTGCCAGTTGGGTTCTTTAACGTAAATCCTAATCCATCTTTGTTAGAGTTTAATCCTTCACGAATTGTGATTGAATCTGGACTACCCGCAACATCGCCATCATTTGCACCAAGAAAACTGACTCCACCATTTTGTGTGCCATGATTAGAGTTTGTACTTCTATCAAGTATTTTATTACTTCCTGTTAAATCTGGATTAGAGTGAGTTGGATTTAACATCCAATAACCAGTAAGGTTTGTAGGGTATGAAACACTTAAATCTGTATTTCTGCGACCAAGATTGTAGATACCAAGTATATCACTTGGCTCTAATGCTGAATTATAA